CGCTGGGCTTCAGCCATGTCTGTTATTCCAGCAGCATTTGCGACAGCCATTTGAGAATATTTATCCATATCGCTGAAAGCCATACCTTGCGCTTGGACGGAGCGAATGAGAGTCTCAATACGTTCGTTTTCTTTCATTGTCAAGAGTTCGGTTGCAGACATTTGTGTTCCTAGAATAGAATTTAACTTACCAGCTGCATCTGCTGCTCCTGAGAATGTGTCAAACTGCTTTGCTATGCCCAAGAGAGTGCTTGCTTCGACACCAGCGGCTTTTGCTTGTGCTGCGAGGTCTGTGAATACTTTAATTGACTCTTTGCCATATACAGCAAGAGATTTTGATGCCTCAACAAACCCATTCATCATTTTTGAAGCCGAAATACCAATCTTTGTTCCTGCAATTGCCAACTGTTTGGTCATTTTGGACGCTTGTCTGGTCGATAGTCCAAAGTTATTGGATAAAAGCTGAAGTGAGTTTGCAGCAACTTCACCAGATACACCAATTTTTTCCATTGAAGCAACTGTTAGCATGAGATCACGACGACCTGCTGATGAAGTCTGCATAAATCCTGTAAAATTGTTAAATAGCGCTTCTGAGGCTTTACCTGCTCCCTCAGCATCAAGACCAAGGTTCCTATATCCTCCGCCAACTGCCATAATCTCGGATGTCAAAGCACGACCTGCGCCTGTTTGTTTTGCAAATGAAGCTGTTGCTTTGTCTACTGCTATACCAAGTTGCAATGTGGCTTCTATAACTTGAAATAAAACAGCATATCCCATTTTTTGTATAGAGAATGTCTCTAGAAACGCTTGTCCAACCATGTCTCCGTTATCTGCGAGGTCTTTTGAGAGAGTACTAATCATATTGTTAAAGCTATTGCCGGCCTTTGTATTAAGCCCTATCTTTAGAGCAATATCTCCAAATAATCCTTCAGAAGCGTTTTTTGCTTCTTTTTGGGCTTTTGTTAATTTTTCAACACCCCTGGTTTGATCTTCTAGGTCTTTTTTTAGTTTATCGTAATACTCAGCTAATTTTATCTTTCTTTCGATCTCAGCTAATTCAGCTCCTGTGGCTGTTGCTGCTTGTTCCTTAAGAGCTTTAGCAGACTCATAGGCAAGAGTGCTCATCTCTTCTTGAAGTTCTAGAGATGTTTGTTGTGCCTTAAAACGTTCCCCAAGAGCCACTTGCTGTTCTCTTATGATTTGTAAATTTCTTATACGTAGATCGTTTTCTTCTTGCAATGTTTTATTGCGTTCTTTTTCTACTCGTTTTTCATATTCTTCTTCGTCTTCGCCTTCTTTTTTCGTAGTTTTTTTTGTGGTCTTATCACCAATTAATTCTTTTAAAGCCTCTAAGATCTCTTTTTCTGTAGCCATTCATTTAGTCCTCATCTTTAAACGGCCACTTAAGTGCCGTCACACTCTCAAAATTTTGAACATCTGTTCTTAGTTCTGCCCTTTTCTTTTCTGTTTGTGGGTGACTATCACCAAACTCACGGTAAGCATCCAAGAATTGTTTTTCTGCTGCTACCGCTTTTGCATAAGCTTTTACATCGCGATACTTACCGGTAATTTTAAATTTTGTTGTTGATTGATCCTCTTCGTTAAGATTCGCAACAACATTCACATCATTTCCATACATATATTTTAACAGGGTCTTCGTCCAAGATCCCAGCATTTCACTCCAAGTTTCATTTAGGGTTACTTTCGCCCTTTCCAAGTCAATAACAAGCATATACATTTCTCCTTAATCTAATTAGTTTACATAAAAAAATGCCCGTTAGGGCATCATCTTCTTTTCTTGCTAGCTTTTTCCATTTCTTTCTTTTCATCTTCAAACTGCTTCCGCATTCTCTCGCAAAACCAATTACGAAGACCGATTGGGAGATTGTATATCTCCGTGAAAGACCATCCACCAAAATGCTTCATTACAAATATCTGTTCATAAAGAGCTTCGGAGTATTTATCGGTTAGGCCAAAAAAAGTCCGTATTAAACGGAACCTCCATTTCTTGCGAATATCCGCAGGAATTACATTCAAAATCGCTTGAAACTTTTACATCGGGTGAAGCCACCTTATAACAAGCCTTGAGTTGTGTGGAGTCTAAAGTTGGCATATTATCGACATATCTTGCTATAATTGAGCGATCACTGTGACCTTCAATACCAACAATCATTTGTTTGAATTGATCTGTCAAAATTGTCTCGGTCATTTTTCGCTTCTTTTTATCTGCGGCAAGTTTTGTTAACATTTGCTCGTCTTTCCCATCAAGAAGTTTAAACTCAATATTGAAGCCAGAATATGGCATTTTTGTTGTGAAGTTTCCATTAGGAAGTTTCTTAAGATTCAACTGTTCACTCTCACTTGATTCGTGGATTTTCTGATTTGTAAGATCGAAGTCAAAATGAGTTCTCGTTCCACAAGAAGGACAGCCAATTTGTGTTTTATAGTTTGCTCCATATCCTGAGATACGAGCGGCAATAATCAGAGCATTTCTGTCTCCAACCAAAAGATCTTGTGCTTTGATTGCTTTGTTCATAATAAGAGAATCAAGCATTCTTTCTATAGCAAGTCCTTTCTTGAGAAGTGTTTGAGAGGATAGAATATCTTCCTCTTTTGCTGTCATAAAGCGCATCTCAATAACTTCTTTTCCGTGAAGCGGATGTGTTTCCGGATAATTTCCCTTTGATGGTAGATCAACAAATTCTGTTGGCGCTACAAAGCTTAATGGGTCAAAAGCCTTTTCTACCGGTTGCTGTGGAGCCTCTGCTGGCTCCGGAGTATGACCTCCGAGTCTATCTTTATTTCTGCTCATTTATACCTCTTAAGTTAGTGTTGCTGAGTCATATGCAACTGTAATTGTGATTTCAAGGAGATCATCGCTTGAATAATCAAGTTCTCCAAATTTAACTGACTTTACAAATGGGTTAATAAGTTCCCAAGTTTCATGGACTGTTCCGGTTGCATCTAGTTGTTGTATTAAAACATTTGTAAAACTAGTATTTGTATGCTTGGTTTTCTTCTTTATTCCATCTGTGGTATTTCCGCTAAAATCATAACCAGAATTTAAAAGATTGCCATAATAGTTTGTGCCCCTGCCTTCATCAACACTGTCAACAATAACAATATCGATATCGCTCCATGTAACTATTCCCGGATACTTTATTTTGTGGTTTATCAATTGATATTCTGATTGTGTTACATCAAAAGAAGGCTTACTAACAGTTTTAGCATACCAAATAGTGTCGCCTGCAAATGTTACTTGGAAACGAAACTTTCGTAGTGGCTCAAGTGTTTTATCGGACCAAAATGCCATTTATGTCCCCTAGGAGCTAGTGGGAGTAAATTGGTCTGGGCCTGTGTTAATACAAGTTGCCCAATCGTAACGGAAAGTCATTTCAACTGTTCTGAGATCATCAGAAGAATAATCTAGATCCCCATACTTAGCAGATTTAATGAAAGCATTATTGAGTGTCCATACTTCCACGGGAATTCCATCTGCGCTTAAGATAGAAATCGTCACATCTCCCACGGCCCCAACGGACTTTGCCTTAGAGAGAGTGGAATTATCATTAGCATCAGCAGGAGGTCTACCGGGTATTACATATCCAGAATCAATAATCAATTGGTTTGTCAATTGAACAGCATCAACAGAAATTGGATCAACCAAAGTCAAAGACACCTCATTCCACGTAACACGTCCAGGGAAATAATATTTATTATCCAAGTGATTGTGTTCTACTTCTGAGACATCAAAAGCAGGTGTGGTCACAGTTTTTGCCCACCAGAGAACAGAGTTTTCCTCCAATCCTGTAATTTCTACTTGGAACCTAAAATTTCTTTTAGGCTCTACGTTGTTTGTTGACCAAAAATTCGCCATTGTATAATTCTCCTGTTAATATACTTTAATTAGTTTAAAACTCAATTCCTGAGCGTGTGATGTTGAAATCGATAGCAATAAACTCTATTGCTTTTGCTGGTTTAATGAAAACTTTAGCATACATGATGTTACGATCTTGGTAATCAGGTGTTGTTGTAGTCTCATCCAAAACCAATTTGTAATCAGAAACACCAAATCGTGACTTTGCATCTGCCAAGATTGGATTGGCTCCTGCCTTAAAACGATTCCATGTAGCTTGAACATTATTATCAAACAAGATTGTACGAGCAACTTCGCCAATACGCTTCTTAAGGTGAATCATCAAACGACGAACGTTGATGCGATCAAGAGCAGAAGGTGTCTGTTGAAGAGTCTTCTGTCCGAATACAACCGGTCCTTCACCAGGGAAGTTAGCAATAGGGTTAATGTTTACTTGATACAAGTCATCACGGTCAGCTTTGTTAAGGTTCTCAACTGGACGCTGAACACGAGGCCCTTGATTTCCACCAAGTTGACGGATACCACCACGGTTAAAACCAGCAGGAGCAAACCATGGAGCACCAGATGCTGCATCTGATTGTGCAAGAACCCCGATACCAGCAACTGAAGCCGGAACACGAAGTCCCATATCTTCTCCACCAAGAACTACTGGTGGGTAATAAGTCGCTGCGTAGCTTGAGTTGTAATCTCGTGCATTCGCATCGTTCACCGCAGCAGAAGCTGAGCCATTAACATATACACCAGAGTTTTCGTGCTCTGCTTTGAAGCCAGAATCCACATCAATAATAGCCAGAGCATCTCCACGATCTTCAGTATTGTTTATAAGGTTTCTTCTCAAAGAGTTCACAGTAAGGCCAGGCATGGAAACAACATCATATTGAACCACTTCTTCATCGGAAATGATATCTAATACTTTTTGCACTGAATAATGTGCATAGTGTGTATTCACGGTTGTAGAATTCGTTAGTGCTTGCCCACTTTTGCTAGAGAACGGATCTGTGAGTGTAATATCAACCCCATCTGTGCCGCCAAAGAATGGTGCTTGGAATTTCTTAACACTTTTTGTTGAAATAAGAAAAGCAGATCCAGATTTTGCCGTTAATGCGGTACCAGAAGCATGTGAGCCTTCCTCAAAATAATATTTATTGTTTGTAACATCCCAAATGATATCATCTAAAGTAAATACGAATGAATTTATTACATCATTTCCGGAGCCATCAAATACATTCTGCTCATCGGACAAAGGACGAATAAGATCTATATAATCAGCCCGGTTCCAGACTTTAGATAAGTCTTGGTCGGTAGATTTAAAGTGTCTAAGACCGAAAGTATCATTATAGTTGTAATGTCCACCGTTTTTCGAACCAGATGTTGTGAGTTGCAGTTCCGGAAAAGATATAGAAGCAGTTGTATCATGATACAATTGTGCAAATTGACTCGTCGGTGCAGCAAACCCATTAAATACACTTGCGACTTTTGGCGAATTTACATAAACATTTGCAGCTGTACCAGCAAAGAGAGCAGCGGATCCAGAAGTAATTGAAAAATCATTAAGTTTTGCTGGGCCGTAGAAACCAAATGGAAGTGTGTATTTATCGTCAATACCAGCATTCCAATCACTAGCCATCTCAACATAAACGAAATTAGAGCGATTTGGGTAATTTCCAAGAGTAACATACTTTTCTTGAGTTGAATTCCAAGATTGATTTGTATCTCCAATTTTCTTTCCAATAAAGTCTTCTGAATTTTCGTTTAGTGTACATCCTGTGTAATTCTCTTCTGCTTCTCCTCTAATGTTGATAATAGATACTGTAAATGTTGAATCTGGATTGGTTTCGGTGCCAAGCCTTAAATCAGAAATACGAACAGCATATGATCTTTGGAACCTCTCACCGGCATGAAGAGAATTCAATCGGAAAAGCTTTTTCATATCAGTAGCAGCAAAAGAAGCAGTTTCTTCGGTTGGGCTTGGATCTCGCGCAATAAACCAACCGGTTTTTGAAACAGTTGCTTCGCGATAATGATTTGCGAGATTTGCATCTGAAAATGAATTCTTAGACAAGGGAAGAAGAATACCAAATTGTTTTCCTGCGGAAGCAGAGCCAACCGAGTTGAGTTTCTGAAAAACTTCTGTCTCATATGTTTCGCCCAAGAAATACTTTTCTGAATTGGCTTGGTTGATACTATTAATCAGTTGTGGGTTAGTATTGAGAGCATTGCGAATAAATCCATTTTTATTATCTTCGTTAAAATGAATAGGTACTTTTGTAGTTGTAGAGCCATCTGCGATTTCTAGAGTAAAAGCGCCCATATCTGCACTGTTACCAACCATCAAGACACCAACTGAAGAAGTTGTTGCTGCTGCTCCCATTGTGGCAATTGAGCCCGAAATAGATACAGCAGCACCTTTAGTATAAATTACAGCACCGAGTGTACCAGCAGTAGTTTTTCCGGCAGACGCGGAAGGCATAATGAAAAGTCCATAAGCAGCAGAAGTTCCCGCAGCCGTTGCATCAAGTGTTTCACCGGTATTCCAACCAGCGAATGTGTAACTGCCGACAGACTGATTGGTCGCATCTTCTCCAGCCAACCTTACAAAAGTAACTGGTGAAGTCTGGGTGGATAGCCATGCTTGTGCCGCATAAAGCCCATAAGTTGGAAGTTTTGTATTTCCGGATCTCCAAAGATCAGACTGGTCACTGTTTCCACTTTGTGGGCGACCAAATACGGTATAAAGATCATCTAGGTTCTTTACACGAACAGCTTGCATTGAAGGCCCCATAAGGGCTTGACCAACAATCAAAGCTCCATCATCGGATACTTCATTGGGTACTTGGCTCTCATCAACTTCTCGTAGAAGGATGTCAGGTGATATAAAATCAAATTTACTAGGCATTAATAATTCTCCTTAAAACTAATATTCTTTATAAATAGTCTTATCTTTTCTCAAAAGAAACTATTCGCGATAGTCTTTGTCTTTCTTTTTCCATGGAGCCTTGTCTCCGACAATAACCCGCTCTCTAGAAATCTTAACTTCAACAGCGTTTTCACGAATTGTTATTTGTGGCCTATCTCTGTTGGGCCCATCTCCAATCAGATAGCCAAGCACTTTGATAGACACTTTAGTTTCAAACATTCTTTCATCTTCGTTTAAGGCTGTAGTGTTTTTATTTTCTGAGAAGTCAGATTGAATAAATGCTTCATATTTGTGTCCGTCATACTCAAAGATAAATGAATTTAACTGGCCGGTTCTTGTGATGAACGGGGTCATTAAATCATTCATTTGCTGCTGGTATTCAGTCCTCAACACGATTGTATACATAACAGTAACATAAGTCGGAATCGGTGAAGTTAAGTATTCATATACAACCTTCTTGTTGTCTGATCTACCTGTCTCGCGCGAATCTTTTGCAGCGCGGGCAACGTCAGCATTTGCAAAGTTTCTTGTTTTTTCTTGCTGTATTCTACGAACTCTGGTTATTGACCCGCCTTTATAGTCGGAATTCTCAAATACGTGTGCTTGAAATGAGCCTTTAAATGCTGGGTCTTTCGCTATTGAGTCGCGATTGATTGTTATGATGGGTAATTTTATCTTTCCAACACCATCTCTTATCTCTTTATTGTTTTTGACTTGGAAAAGTCGGTCCGTTCCTAACCAAATCACAGGAGTTTTCTTAAATCCTTCGTTGGTTGTTGTGTTTAAATTCAGCTCTTCATCAACATAGCGGTATATTCCCAAATCAATCGTTTCAATTGTTGATGGTTCTAGTGTTTCTACTTTATTCGGCATTGAATACTCCTTCTCGCGCTCTGATACATTCGGCTTGTATCTCAAAACGATGTTCAACTTGGCCAAATAGTAATTTTGGCTCCATTAGCTTAACTATCTCGTAAAAAACCTCTCCGTATCTGACAAAATCACCTTCTCTAACGAAAAGATTCTGATCTTCTGTCAATCTGCGTTTGTGAAAGTTAACTTTTATCTTTGTCGCCTTGTCAACAGCGATATTGTCCATGAAACTAGTTTCAATACCTTGAAATTCGACTAAAGCATGGACTCTCACCGGCGGAAGGAAGGTCTTCTCAACAGCTTCTCCATACAAAGGATGATAAGCAGTAGTTTCAAGGTCAATAGGGAAATATAGAACTTGCTGTCCAACAACACGCTCAATAATTTCATCGTTGACTTGCTTAACAAGATCTCGCTCTTTTTCTCCAAAAAACATCGGAGGAGGGGGAGTACCTGGTTTCTTCCATTTGTTATCTTCTGACATGGATTCTTATCCTCTTTTTGTTTTCTTTGATAGGTTGTTTACCTTTTAGCTTATCTGCAACGTATTTTTCAAGTGCTGCGAGGATTCTTTCGTTCAAATCGTCTATGCTAGCATTATTTTTAAGAAAGTAAGCAGTTTTTTGCAAAAGTTGAACAGGATAATCATTGAACATGCTGACACCAGCTTTGAGGTCAATTGTGTCTTGCTCCGCTACTTCTTCTGGTGTTAAACTCTCTCTATTATCATCATAGGTTATGACAATGCCGGGGTCTTTTATTTTATCCCAAGTGTCTTGGTTTAATGCTAGTTTACCTGCGAGTTCGTCGCTCTTTGTAACAAGGTTTAAAAAATCTGCTATGTGTTTATAAGCTGCTTGTTTCATGTTTTCTGGGATCTTTTCTTTAATTTCTTCAATCTCTAGACTGGTGTAGTCTTCAAAAGCGATAAATTCTAGGTATTCTCCACCAAAATAATCTGTGTCTTTCATCTCTCGCTCGTCTTCATTCCACCAAGAATCATCGGGGAGGCCAAAATCTCGCATAACATTCTGGACGTTATACCTTTCTGCTTCTATGACCCCATACTCTTCTAATTGGTACTCAATTAATTGAATGGCTCCATCTTCATAGTAGTAATCAAAAACATTAAATTTTTGAATAATATCAGGAAGATTTCTTTCCAAGCCGCCCAGGTAAGATGTGTCATCAAAATCGTTTCCATCATAAACTAATTGAATTTGCCACTTGTCTTTATCATTTATTGAAACAAAAACATTGTCAGTCTCCGGAAGACCGTAGTAGTCCGGAAAATAACTATCAGCAGCATCAACCACCGCGTTCCGAATTTCCGAGCCGTTTGTTCCTTCTTCTGGGATGGTCATGTAAAAAGTTACAACCAACGTCCATCGGTAGTATGGCTCACCATCATAGTCTTCTTCTACATCCCAATTGAATGAGATAAAGCCGCCTATGTGGTCATCAAAGATTTCATTTAATCTTTGTTTCATGACCTCTGCGCCGTTCTGTCCGATTGAACCTAATAACGCTTCTTCTACATCTGGTTCATATCGAACAGCATCTCCTTGAAGCACAAGATCTCTAGAGTACTTACGGAACAACATCGGCAAAGTTTGCGCAACAGAATAGCCTTGGTCTTGATAGCTTCCGCCGTATCTTGTAAATTTAGACAAAAAGATTGTTGGTTTGCCCAAGTCTTCTGAACCTTGTTTAATGATTTCTTTAACTTCTTTTTCTTGCGCTGCGGACGTTTTATTGTTTACAGCATCCAAGAAACCAGGTACCCTAGGACCATAAATTTTCCCTTGTGGGACAGCAAGCCTAACAGGTTCAGAGTTTTCGTCTTTATGAAAAGCAACATTTTTAATTCTAATTCTGGACGTGGGCTCAAGTTCACCAGCATCTGGTCGCTTCTTATCATAAAAAATCTCTTGGTCATCCATATTATCCAAAGACTCTTGGGTCGGAGGAAACATTTTGAAGTTCTTTGCTGGAACAATGTAAGCAATCATCCCATTCCCATAGGCTTCTGAGAGCGCACATTTGTTATATTGATCAAATCTATCACTTCCCTGCTCGCTTGGAAGAGAATGACAGGACTGAATTCCTTCGTGATCCGACATTCTAAAAACATCAATGGGGTGACGGGAATATATTATGTAATTTCTTTCAAGGTATTGATCCATATTTCCTACGAGATC